CAAGAGCATTGTAATAGGTGTTGAGCGAGTTAGACATATCAAACAAGAAATTGCCTGTTGTGCCTGGTTCTATGAGAGAGTAAATAAATTTGATGTCTGTTGAGCCTAATGAGTCCTTGGATAAGAAAACTGAATTGAACTCTATCATACTGTCTGATGTTATGTTCTTGTGTTCACTAGTCTTGATGCCAAAGTATAGAAATAATACTGATAACCTCGAATAATAGTCCCTCACTCTATCCAGCTCTGCATCTAACACTGGCTTAATCTCATTGTAAGCTTCATCATCAATGTTCATTACCTTCCTCTCATATGCAATAGTTGCTAAGTCATCACTTGTTACTGCTGACTTTATGACAAGTTCTACTGATTTACTATGATCATCCCCAAAAGAGTCAACGAGAGATCCAGGAATCCTAATCATGGAGACAGCAACTCTATTTAGTTTTCTAACAACTAATGAATGATAAACTGATGAAGTTTGATGAAATATTCCTTGGCCCATGTGATACCTGCCTACCTTCCCTGCAAGTGTGTTGCTTGAGTCGCTTCTTATTAGCGAACCTTCCATCCAAGGGCACATCTCAAAGACTTTAAATTCAGAGGCTAAGCAAATGGCAGCTGGCATGTATGCCTCAGTGGAATAGCCAAGAAGTGATAAGTTCATTAGACCAAAGGATGCAGTAGGAGAATTTGGACCCCATTTCGTCTGATCAGCAGTTAGGTTCTCCATTCTTCCATTGTTTATAGCGTCACATAGCCACCCTACAACTGTGTTTATCTTCTCTGGATCCTGCAAAAGATCAGTGTCTATCATCTCTGCTAGAGCTCTCATAACATACTCTGTAGTTACTTGAAGGATTCTAAACTCTGATGTCAGAATTGATATCTCTCTATTACCACCCACTTGATCTTTATCGAACATCCTCATTGTTAGATCTATCAACCCCTCCTTTGTTAAGACTCGAAGGGCAAGCAAGCTAGTACTCCTAGTCTTGTAGACATTACTGAGTTCCATAATGCTATGCATTGCCATCTGCGGCTTTCCAGTGAAAGGGCTATGTGAAGCTTTAGCAGTCATGAGTTGAGATAGTCTAGGCATGTTGCCTTGCAATTTAGAGTAAGTCACCTTGAGGTCTTGTATCTCATCCTGAATGAGGAGTGTGCCTATCGGAGAATAGCTAAACCTTCCACCAGTAACTGCTGACAAGTCTCTTATTTTGGAGAGATGATTTGAGTACATCGAAACTAGGGAACTAGCTTCTGCTTCTGTTGATATAATTGTTTCAAAGTCTTCATATAGCCTCTTGACAGTAGGCTCAACTGAATTGAACAAATCTATTTCATCAGCAAGGTCATCTAGTGTGTCATAGATGTGTTTATTTCTCCCATACGTTGATGATGGACATAGCGAAACCAAGAATGCATCCCAGCCTATTAGCTGAAAAGGGAAAAGAAAGAGAGGAGTGAGCCCATACCTTGTCAATCCCTTCTTTGCATTCTTAAGTAGCAAGTTCACTATCATTGAGGTGCTTGCCTTATTTCGACTAACAGGTCCTATTTCCTTGATCATCTTCTCTATACTCTTATCACAGAAATATGAGTTCATGCAAACCCCTGAAGAGAAGTATCTGTAAGCCTTGAAGAACTTAGAAGCACCCCAAGAGTTCTCGGATAGGATTCTACTGTAGATCTGACAAGCAACTGTAACATGTGAGCCTACTGCTATTCTACTCTCTAATGAATATAAAAG